ATAAAAGTAATATGTGCATGATTGACGCGGTAACGCGAGTACAAAGCTGAGTAATTGTCAAAAAACATTGGTTGATGACCAGTGCCAGTAAAATTTGGATCATATAATCCATTGGCTGAAAATGCATACACAGCGGTGCTTGCGTTTCCTGCATTTAGCGTAAAATTCTCGATATAACGTAAATTTACGGTTTTTGATTTTGGAAATGAACCGATCGTAATTCTACGCATCATTCTGGGCATCTTTGCGTATTTTTTGTACTTAGATAGTACTCGCCTACGTTTACGTGCAACAAAAGCTTTTTTGGTTGCTTTGCGTTTAAACGTGCGCGCCATCTTGCAAATAGAGGAGTGAGAGATATATGCAACAATTGCATATAGGGTATAAGCCCATGGGCTTATGGATCAGATCAGGGGCTGGGGGTAATACTGACCCCAGCCTATTGTCACTTTCGTTCTGACCAATCGATCCTGAAGCATGGCTAAATCTAGGAATTGGTGTTTTACCATTAATAATCCTACGGATGAATTCGAATTTCCTTCGAATGTGAAGATGCTAATTGCCAATAGAGAAATTGGATCATCTGGAACTCCACATCATCAGGGATATGCGGAATTCAATACTAGCGTAGCCTTGTCTCATCTGCGCAACTGGAATGGCCGCGGCCACTACGAAATAAGGAAGGGTAATCAGAGTCAAGCTGTTATTTATTGTCTTAAAGATTTTATAGGTGAAGATGGAAAGCCTACTTTCCCATACAACGTATCGTTAGAGGCTTTAGAGGGTTTTGGCTTGGTATCGTTCGGACTCGATAAGTCTCAACTTCTTGAAGACTTTCTGAAGACCTTGAGCAGCACAAAAGTTTCCCGATTGACGCAATTGAAATTACTAATCGATGAAGGGTGGAGTGACAAGCAAATCGCGGACTACGACTTCGACACTTGGTGCAGGTCTCATCGAGCTTTGTCTTCTTATCGCTTAATGTGTGTAGCTCCACGTAATTGGGAGATGGAAGTGGTGGTTGTATATGGTCCAACGGGAACAGGCAAAAGCAGGTGGTGCAATGATTCGTTTCCAAACTGCTACTGGAAACAACGGGGGAAGTGGTGGGACAATTATTCTCATCAAGAAGCTGTTTGTCTTGATGAATTTTATGGATGGCTCCAATGGGATGTTCTTCTACGACTTTGTGATAGGTATCCATTACTCGTAGAAACTAAAGGTGGTCAAATTCAGTTTTCTTCAAAGATTATAACTTTTACTTCAAACACGGAACCTTGTAAATGGTACAAGGATGTCTACTTCGACGCGTTTGCAAGAAGAGTTTCAAAATGGATTTATATGCCGAGTTTAGGTGTTCAAAGAGATTTTATTAATTATCGAGATTTTTGTCAAGGAATTAATGAAGCTATATATATAGCTCAACTATAACTAATATATCCCTTTTTTCCTTTCCTTTCCTTGGGTTTTATGTTTCGTATCGCTCGGACCGACAGTCGTCGGCCTCGCTTAGTTTTCAGGTTGATTTTTTATCAAATCATAGAAAGTAGCGTTATAAGTAATTATTACTTGAAATTGCATGCTGTCAGGGTTACTTCCAGGCATACCATCGATGCCACATATGAAAAAGATTTCTTGTTCTGGGTTTGCTGAGGTGAGTGCGGTGGTGGTGGCATCTTTCTTGTTTACATTAAGTTGGGCATTAGGATAACATTTCATTCTTAACATGGGTAACTTTGACGATGTTTGTTGCGGTGCAAATCGCCAACACATATTGGTGTTTCCTTCTTCGATCAAAGTATTTAAACTTGTTTTATAGTCACTTGGTGATTGATCTTTGACTATAAACATTCTTACTGCTCTTTCATTAGCAGCATAATACTGCGTAGCTCCTACTGTTATTCCTCCATCATCAAGTGGAATAGCAGTGTTAACAACATTGGTGTTAGTACATATAAAAGTAATATGTGCATGATTGACGCGGTAACGCGAGTACAAAGCTGAGTAATTGTCAAAAAACATTGGTTGATGACCAGTGCCAGTAAAATTTGGATCATATAATCCATTGGCTGAAA